TGATTTACCCAATTCAAATTGTCAGAGATCATTTATTGGCGATCACAGCCATCGCCGACGAGGTTGGAACCGATATATATGCTGAGAGGTTTCCTAAAAGTTTTCAACCGTCCGCTCCGGCAATCATGGTTGATATGGACGATAGGCGGGCAGGGGCTATTGAAACAATAACGCAGGTGGCTGAAATTGAGGCGACAATACAGATAAGAGCATACGGCGGATCATCAACCGGCAGGGCAGAGGACGCGCAGGCCAGCGCCAGCGAAATATTATACGGCGTTATTCACGACGAGCTTACAAAAATTCAAAGAACGGTTGTCGGGTTAGATTTAATTAAATGGGCAACGGAGATAAACTCTTTTCCCCTCAGAGATGAAGATCAGTGGCCGTTCATATTGTCGACATGGGAAATGGTGTTTGAAAATAACACCTAAAATAAAAAAGGAGAATTAGAACAATGGCAGCGTCAACAGCAGCAGTATTAAGCGGATTAGTCAATGCTTATTTGCATCCGACAGCCCAAACAAATCCAGTTACCGAAACTTCCGGTGGGTCGGTTTCGTGGTCAGGATGGACAGAATTAGATGCATTTACACGAGAGGGCATAGAATTTTCATATGCACCAGACGTTCGATTTATCACAGTCGATCAGAGGAATTCAGCGATCAAAGCCTCGCTCGTCGGAGAAGAGCTTCGAATTAAAATGATGATGGCAGAATCATCATTAGTTCGGCAGCAATACGCATTCGGATCGGGAACGTATGTCGCAGGGGCCACAGATGGCGCCCCGCGTAGTATAAAATTTGGCGATGGGACTTTAACTGAGTACGCCTTCGGCGCGCAGGGGCCGGGGCCGACCGCAGCAAATGACTTTGTTCTTTATGTCCCTCGCGTTGTTATTGTAAACGCCGTGGAATATCCATTCAAAAAAGACGATGACCGAATTATTCAAATTGAATTTGCGGCATTGACAGATGAAAGCGCATCAGCAGGCGCAAGGCTCGGTGCGCTTTATGAATTGTTAAGTTAATTTTATTTGAAATGGAGATTGTATTTGTATGCCCGAACGCTCAGAAGAAGCTATGCTCGTAAACGAGCCGTTGGAGATTTATATCGGTGGCTTTCGCCATTCGGTAGAATTGCCTAAAGCCCTGAAAGCTATTCCGGTTTCAAAAAGAATAGCCTCAGATTTTAAAGACATATTGGCAATTTCGGACGAAGAAGATACCGGAGCTGCTTTTGTTTTTATTTATGAAAGCGGCGGAGAAAAGGTATTAGAAATGCTCGCCATGATGATTGATGCTTGCAACGTAACTCCGAAGATTGACACGTCAAATATTGGTGAAGTTGCAACGCTTAAAGAGGTTTGGCGCGCAACTCAAGCCTTGATGGTTGCCTTCAACCCTTTGGCTTAAACGCTTGGGAGTACGATCTTCCGAGCAAATCATTTTCGGCGTTAATAGAATCGGCAATGAAAGAGTGGCAGATTGACGCCATTCAAATTATATCAAATTGGACGATGGAACAAATTTATTTGATGTCGAAAAAAGCAAACGAGCGGATATCATTAGAAAAATGGAAATCAGATCAAAACGATTACAACAGCAAAACGGGCAAAGTCAGAAAATGGACTAGCTTTTCAGAATTTACTGGAACGATGACAGCTCGGAATATAGGTGTCGAAAATGGCAAAAAAGAGTAACCTACGAATTGGGGGCGCAACGTTTTTTCTTGATGCCGATATTAAAGATTTCAAAAAAAAATTAAAAGAATCCGTTGGTTTCGCTGGAAAAGCGGCGAAGGGTGTTGCGTCAATGGCAACAGGCATCGTCGGCGGCGTGAAAAGCGCAATCGGCGGAACGGTTGACCTCGCTAAAAAAACAATCGGACTCGCCGTTGATGTTATTAAAAAATTTGGGAAAGTTGCAATCACTACGATAACTGGAATCGTTAGCGCATTAACCGCTTTAAAAGTTGCAGCTCTAAGAGAGTTTACCCAGTTTGAAAAAGGGATCGCATCGGTCGTGACTTTGTTAGGCAAAGCACCAAGCGAAGTGGCCAAAGCCTCAGCGTCAATGGGCAAATTGGCGCGACAAATATCTTCAAATTTTGGGCAGGATATTCCGGCAACAATAAAAGGGATGTATGATTCTATATCCGCTGGCATTGAAGATATTGATTTAGGATCGTTTATGGAGGTCGCGTCAAAAAACGCAATTGCTGGCGTTACAGATGTTTCGACCTCCGTTGATTTATTGACATCCGTCATCAATTCGTATGGGCTTGATGCGGATGACGCGGAGGAGGTCTCCGATAAATTATTTGCAACCGTTAAAGCGGGTAAAACAACAATTGCTGAGTTGGCGTCTTCGTTCGGGCAGGTCGGGCCACTTGCATCACAGGCCGGGATTTCGCTGGAGGAACTTCTTGCCGGCATGGCGCAGATGACTAAATCCGGCATAAGCACAGCGGAGGCATCTACCGCATTAAACGCGGCGATCTCAAATATAATTTCACCGTCGGGCGAAGCCGTTGATATGGCAAAACAATTAGGTATTGAATTTGGCGCGCAGCGATTGGAGGCGGTTGGGTTGGAGGGCGTCCTTGACGATATAATGGAAGCGACGGACGGCAATGTTGAGCAAATGGCGCAATTTTTTGGGAGCGTCCGCGCACTGAAAGCCGCTCTTGCAGTAACGGGGCAGGAGGGAACTGGATTCTACAAAATCTTGGGTGATATTCAACGCTCTACAGGGGATACGGACGCGGCGTTTAATATCATGTCGGATACGATTAGTTTTAAAATGGGTCGCATCAAACAAACAATTATATCAACGTTGATTTCTATCGGTGAGAATCTGGCGCCAAAATTCAAAGGTCAACTTGATACAGTCTTAGCATTCATTGAGCAAAATAAGGAAAGATTTATAGCCTTCGCAACAACGGCGTTGCAATTTGTTGAAAAAATAATTGATGCTGGAGTTTTGATGTTTACGAATTTTTCCGGCGGAATTGCGGCATTTAAAGAAATATTTTCCGGCATCGATCTTGAGGGAATAAGAACGGCCATTGTTGGAATTATTGATAACATTCGTAATTGGTTCGATGAGAATAAAGATATGATCCAGCAATTTTTTCAAGATGCCTTTGCTATGGTTGTCGCAGCGATTCCGGTCATACTTGAGTTTTTGGCTCCTGTATGGGCGGCTATCAAGGAAACCGTTTCGGCGTTCTCCGAAGTTTTTCTTGATCCTATTATTAATAGTATCAAGGAAAAGGGCGACGGCAATTTATTGGTTGGCTTGTTTAAAATCGGCGAAGATTTATTATCTCAAGCCGATTCGTCAATCGCAAAACTGACAGAGCATATCAAGGAAAAACTTAAACCTCATATCGAGGCATTTAAAGAGCGCGGCAAAGAGTGGGCCAAGTCTTTGTGGGATGGGTTGATTGAATTTTTCAAAAAATCGGAAACAGTTGAAGCATTGGGTGGAGCCTTTAAATCTGTTTTTAAACTAGCATTTAATAAATTATCGGATATGACATGGGCATCATTCGAGAATTTTGGAATATGGTTTGGGACAGGGCTTGTAGCCATAACGGATGGAATTGCAAATGCGTTTAAAAAAATATTATCCTTCGCTCTCGATATGGTTCTAGGCAGTTTTCTCGGAGATAAAATGTCAAAGGCTTTGGGGTTGGATAATGTATCAAATTCGGGCGCGTTAGAAAAAACTCCCGGCGGTGGAATAAAATTAGGCGGTGGAACAAATTCAATGGGGCAATCTTCAAGCGTTAGTTCAAGTAGCGTGACAAATAATAACCGAACTTCAAATGTTGGGGGGGTCAATATAAATGTTTCGGGCGCGGACAACCCCGAAGATTTTGCTGCGCGGGTTAGTCGCGCTCTTAGCGACATAAACGAAAATGGAATCAATGAAGGAATTATCGTGGGGGCTGGCATTTAATGGCAACCATAACCTATTATCGCCCTATTGTGTGTTTTGGAAAAACCGATGAGGATACTTTAACCTCGCCGCCATCGGCAACGGCTACTACGTTAAACTTTGATAATTCCGGCGGGGATTATGCAGAGGGTGATTTGGTTTTTATTTCAGAGTCCGATGATACCGAAGTCGAATTTATGGGCGATGTTATTTCGGCAACGGCGGGTGGCGTTGTGGTTAGGCATCCCGTTCAAACGGACAAATCAGCATCTGCTAAAATATGGAAGCCGACGACTTATTTATGGTTTACATACGGGCCGGGCGATTCCGAGCAAAAAGAATTTGACATCGGAACGACAACGGAAAAAAGCAGAGGAGGCCAAATTTATGTAACGAAGCTGGCTGATACGGTTGAAAAATTAACGCTGCAATTTTCGGAAGCGATCACGTCAGATTTTTACGACTACACACAATTTATTGATTCAGATCGAAGCGGCGGAATTTATTCTTTCAGTTTGGCTTGGTGGGATAATTTCCGATCATTTAGCCGCACGGCAAAAGTGAAGGCGATCCTTCCAATGCTTACCTCTGATTTAAGTTTTAGCAGACCCGATTTAAAAATAGCATCGTTTACACTTGGATTTTTTATCGAAACCGATGACTCATACGTGGAGAGTTAATCAAAATGAGAACGCTCTCCGCGGGACAAACAACGGCCAACGCATTAACTGGAAAAAGAATTTACAGATTTTTAAAAATAGAATGGGGCGGCGGCGACGGCGACAAATATTATTCATTCCAAAGCGTTACTATTGATTCCGGTTTGGATACCGAACCGATCCTTGAATCATTCCCGACGATAAGCAGGACAATGGACGTTGGTTTTGATTTTGGTTTGGGAATTGACAGTATTGGTTTTTCTCTGAGAAATTCCCCGCAGGACTCGCCGCGATTGGAAACATTGATTCAATCACGCGGCACAATTCAAGGTATCGTCGTTCGCCCTTATATTGTATTTGAACCAACGTCAGGTTCGATAGTCGAAGCTGACTGGATTGCGCTTGGTATTTTTGAAATTCAGGACTACTCAATCGACACGACTCGAATCGATTTCAACGCCGTTGATTGGATCAAGAGGGCCGCCAATAAAAACGTTGGGCGATTTGTTACGGTTGAAGATTTTCCATTGGCGTCGACAAAATCTTTGGGGGCATTCATGCCGTGGGTGTTTGGAGTAAAAGACAATTGTCCGTTAAAATTAGTTGGCGGCGGTCAGTTTTCTTTTTTAGCAACATCTCTTGAGGTTTCCGACACGACGGCCTTTTTAGAATCGGTTACAGGATTTCCGACATCGGGAACAATTTTTATAGACAATGAGGTGATTACCTACACTGGAAAAAACACTTCAAACAATTCATTGACTGGATTAACAAGAGCGGCAGACGGAACGCAGGAGGAAGCCCATTCAACAGGCGCGCGGGTTCGCCTAAAGCCACCGGGGGGATATGTTTTTTTAGTCGCCGATCACCATTGCTATTTTCTGCAAAACGTTGAGGTGAACGGCGTCAGGTATCAGGGTTCGGATTTTGTATTTTCAAACACAACGCTTGGCGGAAAAAAAATAGCCTATTGCACAATAACCGACCTTCCTATTTTGAGCATTCAAAGTACATCGGAAATCCAAAGTGATTTGCAGGACGATCTGACAAGCTGGGCGCAGTCAACCGGAAACAATGCGGCGGATTGGGCGAGCGCGGTTGACTCAGGCGACGATAAACATACCACGTTCTCTTTATTGACGCCGGGCAAAACTTTAAAAGTCACACCGACAATAAATTTAAGCGCAAGGCAAACCGTTTTAAAACGAGCAAAGCTCTACGTTGATTATACAATTAAGGGCGTTGTCAACGTATCGACGGGAGATATTATTTGGCCGGTTGGTTCGCAAATTCCCAAAATAGATATTTCATCTCCATATTTTCCAACGCGCACGGTTGATATGGCCATTCCCGATGACAGGGAAGTTAAAGCGCAAGTCCCCGAAGTTACTCCCGATTTTTACATGGATGATACTAAACAATTTTTTGCGCCACTTGATTCAGATGACGAAGCGTATTATGCAGAGTTCGGCGCGCGATATGTTTCAGGATATGATCCTAATGTGCCAATCGGCGGCTCGCCGCCTCAAAGTGTCATAGGATGGCCGACAATGGTTGGCTACTCAGCCGCAGATAATCATGTTATTGGATCAATGCCTTCGGTAATTCCGACCCTCCCACCAAGTTCAGCAAATTCAGCCGCGAGCAGCAATCTTAGATTGAGGGTCGAAAAATTAGATGCAATAAACCCAACAGCGCGGATAATTCAAATCGAAGTCGAAGTCGATATATCTCGTGAGGTCGAAACGTTCGGGACTGATTGTGATGTCAATGTAAATATCATGGGCTTGGTTCAATCGGCAACAATCCCACAAGGCGGTGGTAAAACATTCAAACGAACTTTGATTGTGAATGAGTTTCCAAGCGCGACCGAACTAAAAGAAATTAATATTTTTGGACAAGGTCAAATCGGCGTTACGGAACCGGACATTGTGGCCTATGCTATTTATTTTAATGTTGATGCTGTTCGCGTTCGCTTAAAATCAAATGAGGTTTTGGTTGGCGCAAAACTTTACGGAGCAGATAACGCCATTGATGCTTATGTTGAACCGATTCCAGAGCAAACAGTTCCATCGCCGTCGTTAAGATTGACGCAAGAAATTGATTTAACTTCCGAAATATTCCCTGTAGGCTGGCCGGTGTTTGCAGGATCACAAATAACCGTTGGCGTTAGGTATCCAAATTCGGGATTGACGAATGAGGTTTTGATTCAAAACATAAGATTCGGCGTTCGTGAATTATTAACGACCATATCAAATGTTTTGGTCACAGATGAAACCGCCGAAGCAAGAGCAACAATAACAGGTTTATCCAATCCATATTCAATCGGATACATTCAAGACCCCTTGGATATGATAAAATTTTTAATCGATACGGAAGCGAATAACGACGGTTATGATAATTTTTTAAATATCGGAGTCTCAACATATTTGGATGAAACATCGGTCATAAATTCACAATTAGATACAGGGTATTTTATGACTGTTGCACGATATATCGACAGGCAATTCAAGCCTATTGATTTGTTGATGTCTGTTGCCAGAGACGCGGGTATTAGATTGCTATGGACGGGTTTGTTGTTTAAAGGCATTCCGAGATTGCGAGCATTGCCCGGCGAATCGTTGGGAACTCTATCGCGCGCCGAAATGGTTCGCTCTCCGATCACAAAAAAAACAATGCGCCCAAACACCGGGATGAATCGCTTGCTGTTAAATTACAACGAGAACGCCTTGGATGAAGGCAAGTTTAGTTCTCAAACAATCTTTGAATCGATTACATCCCAAAATGAATCATGGGGAATAATTGAACAATTAATTGAGGCAAGAAATATAAGCAATTCGGCGGTAGCCAATGTCCTCGGGAATAGAATAATAAACGACTACTCAGCTCGGCGTGATATTGTTTCCGTAAAAGGTTTTTATGACTGGATTAAATACGAAATAGGCGACCCCATAATAATAGACGATCCTGATTCCGAATTAACAACAAGAATCGGTCGGGTCGTTAATCAATCCCTCGACGATTCGCATATATCGATCAATGCTATAATATCGGATACGCGCGTAAGATTTTGGGAATACGACGCAACGACCTATATTGATGTTTTTGCCGGAATTTTAAGAATGATTATCGTGATAAACAACGTAACCGTTGCAATACTAGATAGCTCTGGAAATTTAAGATTGCTTGGAAATTTTTATTCGGAAGTCTTTACGCCGGAAACAACACAATCGGCTAGTGATTCTGCGGACGGGAGTATTGAGTTTTATTCTCCCGGCGGAGGAGATTTGGATTTTATTGGCTTTGCCATTAAAGATTCCGATTCGGCAAACTTCCGGCGAGTTGCGCGGCTCGAATCCGATGGATCGCTTTATATGTATTCGGTAGAATCGACGGCTGGCTTTCCGATTTCAGAGGCAACCTCGGATTATGTTGCATGGGATGACGGCGACTCAACGCTTGAATTTTCTCTCGACCTTTTAAATATTTACATGGAAATGGTTCGAGAGGTTGTGTCGGGCGATACCAACGCAGTCTTAAAATTAAATCGATTATTAACGGGAGTTCTTTAAAATGAAACGAATATTTATTTTCTTATCTTTACTTTGCCTTGCTTGTGCGGCGCGTGGTCAATCTTCGGGTTTTCATTCGGTAGAAATTCAAACGGATCGCGTTTACGACGGTTCGGTTGTGATTGGGGAATCGTCCGGCGACATGATTTTTACCGACGATAGCAATGCAGCGGTGACTTTGTCTTCATTATTATCGTCTGGCGCATGGTCAACCGAGGCCGGGGAAAATTCAGAAACCGATACCTATTATACGGATGGGCGCGTGGGGATTGGCGTCAACCCCGATTCGTCGGATGGTGTGGCAACTTTGGTCGGGAATATTTTATTTGAAGATTTGGCGGTTCCCATCGGGCCGACTGCGGCAGAGGCCGGGGCTGGTTCGGTTGACGTTGGCTCGCACAGTTGGAAGGTTACATTTGTTAGATCAATTTCAGGATTTACGGGGAGTTATGAAACAAGCGAAGGCGCGGCATCAAACGTCGTTACGATTTCGAGTTCGGCGAAGGATGTAAATTTAACAAACATCCCGCTAGGCCCGGCGGGTGTTACGACTGCAAGAAAAATTTATCGAACAGTTGCAGGCGATACGGGTAGTTATTTATTGGTCGGGACGATTGCGGACAATTCAACTACTACGTTTACCGATAACGTTGCAGATGGATCATTGGGCGCAGCTGCTCCGGCGACAAACACGACGGGGATTATTGAGTTTTACAACACCGGCGGATTGTTTCGCCTTTCAGATCAAGGCGAAGCAATTCTTGAAAACATTGTTACTGATACTTTGAATTTGCAATTATTGAGAACAGACGGTGATGACGATGACCCGCTTTTAAAATTGGAAACGGTCACGACAGGGACGCCGATTATCGATTTTAAACAAACGGGGGAAACGAATTGGCTTATTGGGCCGGATGACGATGATAACGTTTTTACCTTCGGGCTTCATGCAACTGATTTGGATTCAAACGCGCTTTTATTAATTCAGGAGGACGGCGATTTAATTGCAACGGGCGATTTAATTACCGTTGGGGAGAACGTCGGTACGGATACGGACCCCGATATAATTCAATTCCCGTTTGACGATGATGTTCGTATTAACGGGGAATTGGGTATCGGCGCAACGCCGGGCTATCCGTTACATGTTATCGGTCAAGTTTACGGTACGGCAGAGGTTGGATTTGGCGTTGCTCCCTCAATCAATAATGGCGCTCGATTTGTAAAAGCTACGACCGACCCGACCGCAGCAACAAATGGTTTGAGAAATCAATTGGTCATATCATTATCATCTGGCGAGAATACAGAGGATTTGTATGGCGTTTACGGGGAGGCATCCATTAACAATTCTGATCAAAATTATACAAACGTGAATGGGCTTGCAGGAATTTTTGGATACGCTGCGACGAGTGGATCATCGACAGGTGAATCAGATTATATTAGCGGAGTCTTGGCTCAGGCGGCCAACACGGGCACGGGGACAGGTAAAACATTGAGCGGCTTGCGGATTTTGAGCGGAACAAATGCGTCGGGCACGGTTGATGAGTTAAACGGAATTTTGATAGAACAACAATCGGCAGGCACTGTTAATTATGCAATCAAATCTTTAGCAACTGCTGACTCGTATTTATTGGGGCCGTTAGGATTAGGTGGAATTACCGACCCCGCAGACCCTTTGGAAGTTCGCGGCAATGTTACGCTAGGCGACGGAACGACGGAGGCACTTTTAACGGTTGACGGCTATGTTGCAATTACTAGAGACACGCCTAATGTTGAATTGACTTTGGAGGGAACATCTTATACGACACCCGACCCGCAGAAATGGGGATTTAATGTTGATGCCAATGGGTTTTTTAATATAAGAGATTACACCGATGGCGTTGATCGCGTTGAAATCACAAAAGAATATTTGAAAATTGATTTTGATTCGACCGATCCTTTGTCGTTTCTTTATTCACTTTGGATTTCTTCGGATATAAATTTAACAGCAAACAATTCAAATGAATTTGTCGGGGCGAGAGTATCGCCGGATTTGGATACAGGCGTTTTTTCTCATACTGGAAATTATAGGGGGTTACTTTCGATTCCAGTTTTAACGATAGGCGCGGGAGGGACGGCTAATAATTTGTTTTCAGTTCAATCGGCTCCATCTCTTAACGTAAATGCGACTGGAACTTTGACGAATTTGTATGGCTTTTATTATTTTGATCCTGTCACCGTCAGTGGAACCTTAACCAATCATTACGGACTTTATATTGAATCGCTTGCAAATGGCGTTAATAAATGGCCTATTTATTCAGCGGGCGATCAACGCTCTTATTTTTCGGGCGCATTAGAAATAAATGCTGGCGGGACAGACCTTGATACTTATATTGAGGGCGATAACGATAGTTCTTTATTTTATGTTGACGCCGGCAATGATAGAATTGGGATTTCAACCAATATTCCTTCGCAAGATTTTAGTGTTGATGGCTTTGCCGTCATTACAAATGGAGCGGCTCCAGTTTGGGATTATGTTGATGGCGCTGGTGATTTGGGTATTGAAGATGAACTTGAAGTTGACGGCGACACTGTTTTGGACGGCAATCTTTTATTAGGTGGGGAATTTTCAGGCGGATATATTGTTAGCTTTGGTTTGGCTCGTAATTCCAACTTCTCAACAGATAATTATTTATTTTCGCCAAACAATTTATCGAGCGGCGAAGGATATACAATGCCTGGAGCGGGTTCGATCAAGGCTATTTCTTACGGATTTAATACAAATAACGAAACACAAGCTGGCGATCTTGATATAAATGTTACAAAAAACGGGGTCGCTCTAGCTTCAAACGCCGTAGCTGTTAGCGGAAATGCTCAATACGACGGTTCATTTTCGTATGCCAGAGATACCTATACTTTTCTTGCCAATGATCGAATAAATATTTATATTGATTTTGACGCTGCCGAATTTCAAGGCAACGCGGCTTGGTTTAGGGTTATGGTATATTATTATTTGGATTAAGGATGGGTTTTGATATGAGATTATTATTTTTTGCCACGATTTTAATTGGCGTATCGATAAGCGCGTCTTATTCTCAGCGTTCACACGTTAATTTATTGTCAAAAAAGGCGAAGCCAACTCCAATTTCAACGCGTCCTATTCCCTCTATATATTTGGAGACGATAACGCTTTACGATGATATTCAAACATCCGAATCCGTTGTTTTGTTTTCGATTGATTATGATAAATCCGGTGTGCCCGTTATTGTTGAGCGATTACAAAACAAGCATAAAATGATTAAGGTTCAAGTTGGAACTCGGCAAAAATTGAAAGATAATTATTATCTTGATTATCGAACCGGCGAAATAAAAGAAAAATCTCCGATTCAAACCCCGACCCCGACTCCAAATACAAATTAGGAAACAAAAAAATGAATATACTTGATGCTTGCGTTGAAATAATAAAGACACAGCCGTTGGTTGCTGTTATTTTTATCATGTTTTTCGGTAAGGAAATTTATTATTTCACCAACAAATATCTTGAGCGACGGTTTGTATCTCGCGCAGCAAATGGTTCAAGCAATGGAGAAGCTCATCCGACAACAAGAACGGATTTGGTTTTACATGAAGTTCGGTCGATGGGTAAAAAGGTTAATTCGATCAGTGACGCAACAATTATTATTGGCACAAAGCTAGATGCAATTAAGGATATGAATGATAGAGATCACAAGGAGTTTTATGATCGATTAAATTCAGACGCTTTAAAAATGACGAAAACGGAAATGAGATTGGAAAAATTAGAAAGTTAAGAGGAAAAATTATGGAGAAGTTCACAGATAGATTGTTAGAATTGATGCCTCCCAAAGCAACTTTAACAGGCGTTTTTATTCTTGCTGTTATCGGCGCATGGAACGCTTTGAAATCATTGTTGGAGCTTCCTGAAATTCCTTTTCAGGATAATTTGATTAAATTGGCTGAAGCGTGGATTGCCGCCGGCGTTACTCGCAAGGCTGTTCGGGCGCAAAAAAATATAAAATAAAATGAATAAAAATGAGCGATTACAAAACGAAATAGATCGTCTTGGAAGATGATGTTGAAACGATTTTCAGTTTACGTAGGGAAAGAGACGCCATGCGTAAATGGATCAATGATCTGCCCAAGTATCTTTGCCCTCGAAAATAATCGGAGCTATCTCCGATTGCGTTTCGTAAATGTCTTTTTGAATATCTTCGACAAGTTCATCTTCAATACCCAAATCACCAGCGCCATACACTAAAAGCAATGTGATAATGATTGCAATTCCCACGAGAAAACGAGCGATACGTAAATTTATGGGGGTTGATTCGTCACGAAAATCGTTCCACTTCATTGCTTTGCATTTTTCGCACAACATTAAAAAATCCTTGCCGTTTTCGGCTGGGGTTAAAGTTGCATGTTTGCCGCACTGATCGCATTTTGCTTTTACATTCATTGCCATGATTATTTTTCCTTTGTTTTTTTCAAGTTGATTAAGGGCGATTCCTGATGTTTTTCATTTTTTTATTATCCATTCCATTCCCAATCAAACTTTTTTTTCCTGTTTTCAAGCGCCAGTTTTGCACATTTTCTGACGATAGAATTTACATCATGTTCGGCCATTCTGCTTAGAATATCAAATTCGGAATCATAACAAACAGTGCCGGTTCGTTTGGCGTTGCCTAGAGCAATTGCAACAGCTTTCACATAATCCATGATTTATTTTACGCCCCTTCGCACATTTTTTTTATACCGATTTAACTCTTTTTTTGAGATCAAATTGGTTTTGCGATTTTTTCCAATTCCAAATCTAATCGATTTTAATCGTCCCTCTGAAATCGCCTGAGATATTGAAGGTTGTTTTATCGATAAATAATTTGCCGCTTCCTGCGGCAGATAGTAAATTCCCTTTTCAATTTTTATCGGCATGATTTATCCTCTTTTTTCCGTTCAATTATTTTTTCTCATATCGCCCAGTTTGTTGAGCGTCATCCATCGCCCACACGGCGCCATGGCGAACGATGGCATCTTTATCATTGACAGCGA